GCGATATTTTTCGCATGACGCGCTTTAAAAGACGCACGCTTTGCCTTATCCGCCGCTGATTCACCCTTACGCGGGCGCTTTGTTTTTGCGCCCTGCATCCCAAACCTGATAAGCCTGTCGTTGCCTTTGTCTTTAATGACAACAGCGTGCGACTTGCCGCTCGAATGATTCGGCGTCTTAATCGGCTTGTCGTAGCCCGAAAATGTATGGCCACCACGCTCGATGGTCATTTTTTCTTGGCTTTCTTGGCAGGACTTAACTCTGAGCGTTTTTTCAAGACAGTGTTGCCAGTCACGTCTGACTTGATCCGCACAATCGGATCATCAGCAGAGCCAACCCTGGTAACAGTGCCGCCACTGCGGGTCTTAATTGACACGCGATTAGATTTGGCAACGCTTTGAACCACTCCTGTGGTTTTGGCCCCTCCATAGGACCAAGCAACGCGAGAACCTTCCCTCACTTTTTCTTGCCTCCTTTCTTTTTCTTAGCAGGCTTCTGAGGTTTCTTTGGGCCGGAATAGCTAGGCATCAGGATTCCTCCTTGACTTCTGTTTTCTTGGCCACAGCTTTTTTAGCTGCAGGTTTGGCTTTCTTCTCTTCGCCCGGAAGCGTGAGCTGAAATCTACTGTGGAGCTTAACCACTGGAATTTAGGCGTCTGAACTGATTCTAGGCTAGCCCTTGCAACAGGACTGTTCAATCGGTAGCAGGCTTCTTAGGTCTTTTTGTGTCGTCAACAAACTTGATCCCGTTTGCTGCCGCAAACTTCTCCATAAAATTTGGATCCTCGCCCGTCAGCTCCGGCATGAAGTCAGGATCGACTTTGCCCATCTCAAGAGATAAGCCAAACCTGTCTTCGCGTGACTCCTCAGCCATCAAAGCTGTTCCACCTCAATAAACCAACGATACACCCCTTGGGAAGTCTTGTATTCGCTGATCTCCTCTTTTCTCTGGCTCTTGATTTTGTACTTGGCACCAGCGGGCTGCAAGACTTCGCCTTCGTCTTTAAATGTGCTCTTAACATCGTTTGAAATATCAACACCACGTTTGTTTTTCATAGACAAAATAACTTCATTGTTATTGCCATTAAGAAACTCTCGCTTCAATGTTGAGTTCTTAGTCCAACTTTCCATAGCCAAGGTTTCGTTGCCTGACTCAATTCCTTTGACAAGCTGCTCTAATTTGTTGTTATCCATATTCATTCCACGTTTTACCACGCCTTCATATTTGGGGCCGCCTTCTAAATAGCCCTCCATTTTGGCAATTTTATTTCTCAGCCCTTTTGGTGTCTTCTCATAAACAGACACCTGAAAATCTTCGTAGTAGTTAAGTCCAACGCCTTGCTCTTTGGCCATTTTGAACTGTTCTGCACGCATCTTGCGGAAGTCAGTGCCAGACCATGCTTCGAGTTCTTTTCGAGGGGCTTTAGTCAGCTTGTTAGTTCTGGCCTGCTCTTTTAAAACCTTTTGATACTTGACCCGGCCTTCTTTAGATGCTTTTACGCTGGCATCGGCTTGTACCTTTGCTTTTAACTCTTGCAGCTCTGCGGAAACTTTCTTGTATTTGATTAATGCGTCTTTGGATGGCTTGGCTTTGACTAACTCTGGCGTCAGATCTTTTAACTGAGTTTGCAATGTTGCCAAGCGTTTCTCAGAAGCAGCCAAAGGGGCGCTCGCTTGCGGTTTCAGTGTCTCTTTTAGTTCTTGTTCTAAGTTCTTAGCTTTTGCTTTTGCCGTGTCAGCCGCTGCTTTTGCTTTGGCAGTATTTTTCTTAGCTTCGTCAAGCTGTGCCTGAAGCTGTTTAGTTGTTTGAGGCTTAGGAGCAGGCTGTGGCTTGGGTTTAGGTGCAACCTTTGGCTTGGGTTTGGCTTTTGGCTTTGCTTTGATTTTCGACGGATCGCCATAAGCCTCCTTCAAGTCTCCAATTGTTTTCTCTGATCCGTCCTCACGCACAAAGCGCCTGATCGCTCCATCAGGGCCATACTTGCGCGACAACGCATTGAAGTAACCGACCTGGCCTTTATCACCAAGCACTTTTTCTTGCACAGCCTTCGGCTGCCGCTTCAGCCATGGGCCATAGTTCTCGCCATCTGGAATGTTCTTGTCCCCGTTTGGCCTGCCTAATTTGCTCGGTGGTGGTGGATCAAATCCAAGCCCTTCATAATCAACGATCGGAACTGTGGTTGATCTGCAGTTGAAGTGCTGCGGTGGGATTGGGCCTTTACCGTAAAGATGCTCCGTACCATCCAAGGCTCTGCAGATTGGAGAAGTCCTGCTGTCCAGAGTTGCTGTGTATCGATATTTTTTCGTGATGTCTTGGTTGGCTTCATAAGCTTTCATGCTCGCTGCGTTGGCCACTTGATTCACACTGGTGCGGACCAACGTGCGAATTTGATTGTTGGCGCGAACAGTTGATTCGCCACCAGCACGAAGGATCTGCGAAATAGGCCCAGCATCTCCTTCAACCAAACGACCTTTGAGCCTTCTAATGATTGAGTCCGTTGACTCACCCGTCAAAAATCCATTGCGAACTGCTTGGCCAAAAAACGCGGCCTCCTTTTCGGCCATATTTGCAAACGAGTTCTTTAAGACCTGACCATTAGGCAGCGTCATCGTCACCCCATCAGCAACCGTGACCCTGACCACATCTTTGGCCCCTTTTACGGCAGCCTCTAAATCGTCGCTAAGTGAGACGATCCCCTGTTGCGTTGGATCTGCTGTTGCTACAGCCTCAGCAAAACGCGGGCTGATTTCAACCGATCGAACTTGATCACGAAATTCAGGCGGTATGACTTCTCTTAACTCGCGTTCAACAAAGCCAGCTTGAACGCCTGCCAATTCTTCCAGCTCTCTTACTGACAGAGCCGTGCTGTTTGACGCCCAAGCATTCAGTGATGTTTTTAGCTGGCCAAGTGTGGCCCTTAACCGTGCAGCTTTTGCAGGCGCAGAAACAGCGTCCAGCCCAGCAAGGCGCTGAGCAGTATCCACAAGTAGATCGTTATATGAAACGATGATCCGCTTAGCGACGCTGTTGCTATAGCGGTTGAGATCAATTGCATTGCGGTAAAGCTCGGCAGGTGTGCTCATTTTTCATGAATGCCAAGGGCTTGAGGTTCTTCTATGCAAACAACAGAAGCATCAGCGCCAAGCTTTAAAGCGTTATCCAAGATCGACGTAAATTCCTCCACGACATCTTTGTCATAAGTCGCAATACTGCTTTCGGTTACGGCGCAAACCTTGCCGTCCAAATACCAAGTCAGTCTGATGACTGCAAAATATTGATTGGCAAGCCTGTCATGTGAATAAAAGAAATCCCGACTTGATGGTTGTTCTGCCTTTGGCCTACGCAAATCATCAAGCCACCCCATCGGTTACCTCCGGTTCTCCTTCAGGCATTGTGACTTCTTGCTCTGGAACTGGCTGCGGTGTTTCCATCAATCCGCCAGCCTGAGTCGCTTCAAGCTCGGCCTCAACATCAAAATCATCACCAAGCACTTCGCCCGCTTCTAGCTGCAGCAACAACGTTTCCTGTGTCACCGTGCCAGCGGTGTAAAGCTGCAACAACGCTTGGATCTCCTGTGGCTCAAGTCTTGTGCCCATGAAGTCACGATTGACAAGGCTGCTGCCAGCTTGTGACTCCTGCAAGTAATCAGCGTGGAAGCGTAAGCAGTTGTCGATCATGTCCTGCATCTGCTGTGCAACAACCATCATCGTGGCATCGCCTTGACTGCGATCGATGCGCTTGGCCTCAGCCGTCTCGCCTACAAGCTTTGCCCCCATCACCGCAGCCAAGCCAAGCTCGTTGATCTGTGCCTCGATTTGTGCAAGCCTGCGGAACTGAGCGTCGTAGCTGTTGCCAGCCGGTTCGATATATTCGGCGCGTGAATCTGTCGGGAGAGCAAAAGCTTCCCCAGGGCCTGCGCTGATCTCTTCAGCAGACTGCGGGAATCCAAATAGGGCTAATAATGGAACAGCACTCAGATGCAGTTGGTTCGAAAGATCAGATTGAACCTGATAGTGCTGCAGGTTTAGCTCGGCAATATCGGCCAACGGTGGGAATGACTCCAACAATCCAATGCGATTGGAATAGGCAACGCTGAACGGGATCTCGCTCAAGCTTGTCGTGCCTTCGTCAACAACACGAAAGTCACCTTTTTGATCTTTCTGGAAGATCTCAAATGCGCCAGGAGTCAATACACGCACTTGCTCGATTTGCTTTTCTCCGTATAAGCCATCGGGCACGAGGATCTTTTCAGAAAGACGAAGCTGCGTCAGTTTCTGCTGCCCATCCGTTAATTCATATCTCCAGCCGAGTATGTTTTTTGGCGAATATGAAATCCAGTAAGGGCGGCCATTGTCACCAGCCTTAGGCGCATCAACAAGAACGCCGACGTGCCCATAGCGA